AGATAGAGGTCGCACGGATGCGGGTCACGACGAGGTCGTCCCGGAGCGTAGAATGATGAACGCGTCGTTAACGCACCCCTTGTCCGGACCGCCGTCGAGCCACCTGTCGCGCCAGTGGTCGCGGCAGTGGTCGCGGATCTGTTCGTCGGTCGCCATCGCTCTACGCGGCCTTCGCGGCGAGGGTGACGTCCTTCGTCGAGACGGCGAGGAACGAGCCCGACTTGACCTTGACCTGGAGCTTCCCGGCCGAGACGACCCCGGCGACCTCCATCTCGGCGAGGTCCTCGGCGGAGAAGAACCGGCCCCAGTCCTTGAGGGCCTTCTCGCCGGTCATCGCGACACGCGCGCCGACGGGGAACGCGGGCGCCTTCGGGGCCTTCGGCGCCTTGCCGACCTTCGCGGCGCCGACGAACCCGGTCGGGAGGCGGCCGAGGAACGCGGACATCTTGCGCTCGACCTCGTCGGCGCACATGCGGATCTCGGTCGAGATGCGCTCGGCGTCCTCGACGAGGATGTCCGCGGCGGCGTGGTTCGCGGCGACGAGGTCGGCGAGCATGCGGGTCTTGCGGACGTTACGGACGAGGGCCGCCTGCTTGTCGGCGAGCCACCCGCCGCGGGCCTTCTTGCCGCGGGCCGGCGCGGGCGTCGCGTTCGCCGGCGGCGTCGCGGCCGGGGCCGGGGCCGGGGCGGGGGAGGGCGCGGGCGCCGTCGCGGGCTCGGCGGGGACGGCCTTGAGGGCGGGCTGGGCGGGCTTGCTGTTCTTCGGCTTCTTCGACACGGCTGGGCTCCTCGGCAGGGGTAGGGGTAGAGAGCGGCGTCCGCTCGCGCTGAGCCTCGCACGGAGGTCCAGGACGCGCAGGCGACGGTCGGGCTAGAGCGAGGCGGCGATCTCGCCGATCGAGCGCGAGACGAGGACGATCTCGGACGATAGCTCGTTGAACTCGCGACGGAGGTCGACCAGCTCGGAGCGGTCGACGGTCTCGGCGATCTCGTCCTGGACGTCGTCCCGGGCGGCGGCGAGGTCGGCGAGGCGGGCGCGGAGGGTACCGAGCCGGACGGTCGCCGCGGCGCGCTCGGCGGCGTCCTCGGCGGCGAGCCGGGCGCGGATCCGACGGTCCACCTCCGGGTCCGCGAGGATGGCGTCGACCGCGCGGAAGAGCACGAGGAGGTCCCCCGAGCGGACGGCGTCGACGACGGCCGCGGTGGCCACGGCTAGCGGACCTTCCGGGCCGGGGCCGCGGCCTCGTCGTTCGCGACGGCGGGGAAGTAGAGCGCCTCGCCGTCAACCCGGGCGACCTCGACCGCGCCGCGGCCGGCGGCGCGGCGGAGGGTCCGGCCGACGTAGCCGATCCGCGCGCCGAGGAGCGAGCGGTAGGACGACGCCGTCTGGCCGGGGACCTCGGCGACGAGCGAGAGGACGAGCTGGGCGGACACCTTCTTGGACTTCGACATCTTCGGCTCCTTTGTCTCGGCGACCTATCGTCGCCCTGTGAGACTACCTTGCCGGATGCCGCATTCGCCTGCAATAGATTTCGTTATTTATTTTATAACCTGGCGTGGGGGCTAGGCATTTTGCCGGGCCTAGCGGACGATCCCGTCCGGGACCCACCCGCGCCCGAACGAGTCCTGTCCGACGCGCGAGGGCTGAGGGCGCTCGTCGGCGAGCCGCTCGACCTCCTCGTCCTCCATCCCGAGCCGTTCGCCGATCTGGTCGTCGGAGAGCCCGGCCTCGCGCATCGAGCGGACGATCGCGCCCATCGCGACGATGCCGTGCTGTCCTCGGGCGCGGTTGTGCCGGACCGTCGCGGCGCGTGCGTCGCTCGCGTTCGCCGGCGAGGTCCGCACGACGGGGACGAGCCCGCCGCTCGCCGCGATGACGCCGGCGTGCGTGCGAGCGAGCGTCCAGCGGTGGAAGCCGTCGACGATCTCGCCGTCGGGCGTCGCGACGACGGGCTGCGTCCACCCGTCGGTCATGATGGACAGCGCGAGGAGCCGCATCTCCGGCGAGAAGACGCGGTTCGGGTTGTAGTCGTTCGCGCGGAGCGTCGCGGGGTCGACCCACTCGACGCGGTCGAGCGGGTGCAGCCGGCGCGGTGTCGTCCCGTCGGTGGCCGAGCGCGGGCTGGCGGACCGGAAGGTCTCGACATGGCGGTCGATGACCGCGGCCGCGAGCGCGGGCTCAGGCGTCGTGGTCGTTGGTCGCTTCTTCGCTTGCTGCTTCTTGGACGCCATCGCCGGTCTCCTTGAGGTCGAACCGCTTGCGCTTCTTGAGGTCGCCGCGGCGAGCGATCTGCGCGAGGAACTGCCACGAGAGGATGCCGGGCGTGAGCGTGTCGGCGAGCGGCGCGTTGGCGGTCCGCTTGTTGTGGGCTGCGATCTCGCCCTTGAGCCGCTCGGCGATCTGCCGCCGCTCCTTCTCGGGCCAGCGGGCGAGCTCGGCCTCGATGGTCTGCGCCCAGGTCATCCCCTCGTGCGGGGCCTCGAGCCGCGAGCCGTGCCCGTAGAGCGGCGAGCGCGAGTAGCGCGCCGCGGTCCGCGCGCCGGGGACGCGCGCGAGCATCCGCTCCCACAGCTCGGGCCAGCACACGGCGTAGTGCCAGAGGTTCTGGAGCGGCTCCTCGCCGTACGGCGGGCAGACGCGCTGGGCGGGGAGCGAGATGCCGGCGGCGGTGTAGCGGTCGTACGCGCGGCAGTAGTCCCAGCCGAACTTCGCGGGCGCGGTCCAGACGTCCTCGGTGCGCCAGTCGTAGATGGGCTTGCAGAGGTAGACGCCGCGGCGCGCGTTGGAGTCCTGGGCGATCCAGTTCTCTTCGACCCGCTGCGCGACCGACATGTACCGGCGCATCGACTCCTGCGCGCGGATGCCGAGGGCGACGCCGACGGTCCCCCACTCGGCGGCCGGGTAGAGAAGGTCGTTGCAGCGCGGGTACGGCGGCCGCGTCGCCGGGTCGCGGAACTCGTCGGGCGCGTCGAGGATGCCCTCGGGCGGCGCCTCGCGGCACCAGACGTCGCGCGCCTCGGGCGCCCACGGCCACCAGTACGGATGCCGGCGCGAGCACGCGTTGCGGTGCTGGACGGGCCAGCAGATCCACCGCAGCCGGACGCCCGGCGTCCGCGAGACGCGGCGGACGTAGTCGACGACGTCGGGCGCGAGCGCCTCCTCGTCGCAGAAGAGGACGTCGAGCTCGCGGCCGAGCCGGCGCGCCTCGGCGAGCGCAAGCTGATAGACGACCGTCGAGTCCTTCCCGCCCGAGAACGACACGACGACGCGGTCGTAGCGGTCGAACATCAGCGCGACGCGCTCGCGCGCGAGCGTCATCACGTCGGCCTCGACCTCGCGCTTCCGGTAGACCACTAGCCAGCTCCCTTCTTCCGGTTGTCCTCGGTACGAAGCCACTGATGATTCTCGGCCTGCGACGCAGCGATAGCGCGGTCGCTGTGCTTGGCGTAGTAGCGGCGGTTGGCCGCTCGCCACTTAGCGCGCTGAGCCGGGCTTCCCATGTTGAATCAGAGTGCGGTTAACCATCGGATGGTTCCCGTCGAGCGGGCCCCAGTCCGAGTCGGGGTGGAAGGCGACGACGTCCATCGCGGCGACGGGCGTCGCGAAGGAGTGGATCTCCTGCTCGTCGAGGAGGAACATGTCGCCGACCCGAAGCTCCTTCTCCCATCCCGGTCCCTTCGCGACGCCGGCGCCGCGGACGACGGCGCCGAGCCGGATGCTCGGGTGGAGGTGCTGGGTCTGGTCGATTCCCTTCGGGAAGTGGAGGTGGTTGAACACCGGGTCGCCCATCCGCGGCGGGTAGACGAGGATCGAGTCCGAACACCCGTCGATGTACGAGAGCCGGCCCTGGCGCTCGACGCGGCCGGCGACGAGCTGGCCACGGAAGCCGGCGCGCTCGACGACGACGACGATCCCGCCGGCGGCCTCGCCGACGATCTCGACTGCGTCGGGCGACGAGAAGTAGCCGCCGGCGTCGAGCGAGACGGAGGCGTGCGAGCCGACGTGGAACGACGCCGCGCCTTCGAGGACGTAGGCGTAGACGGTCGAGGTCGAGCCGCCGAACCGGCACATCTCGCGGCCGATGCGGCGGCCGGTGATCGAACTCGGATACATCGTGCCGAGGGCGTCGATCGAGCCGACGCCGTCACATGCGGTGACGATCTTCATGGTCGGAACCTTACTCCTGATGGTGCTCGATGTAGTAGGCGCAGATCGCGGTGAGCGCGTCGCCGGAGATCTTCGACGCGGTCACGGTCTTCGCCATCTTGATCGCGGCATGGACCGTCGCGTTCTGCTCGCGGGTGAGCGGGACGCCGAACGAGACGTGCTCGGGGTTGAGGCCGGCGCGCGACGCGCGCTCGTTCGTCTCCTCGCCGTCCTCCTCGCCGTCGCCGATGACGCCGTCGAGGAACTCGGCGCCGGCGCCGGCGAGCGCCTCCAGGTCGGCGCCGGTGTAGCCGGTGTCGGCGATGATCTGCGCGGCGGTCACGCCCTCGGCGATCGCGTCGGCGACGAACTGCTCGAGCTTCGTCATGTCGAATCCGACCTGGCCCTGCATCGCGAGGAGGATGCGGCGGCCCTCGGCGACGCTCTCGACGTCGAGGACGATGCACTTGAACTTCCCGTCCGGGTCGTTCGCGGTGTAGATGTCGGTCCGCTGGTGGCCGTCGATCAGCTCGTAGGTGCCGTCCTCGACGGCGCGGACGATGAGCGGGGCGACGATGCCGTGCGTGTCGATGCTCGCCGCGAGCTTCGCGCGCTCGCCCTCGGTCGGGGTCTTCGGGTTGCCGCCCGAGAATCCTCGGATCTTCGAGAGCGGAATTGATTTCATCGCCAAAATTCGGTCGCGCATCTTTCGCGAAGCGTACCACCGAACGACGACGGCCCGGCATCTTGCCGAGCCGTCCTGGCATCGCCGACCGTCTAGAAGGGCCGACCGTCCGCCGGTCCGCCGCGGCCGCCGTTGCCGCCGCGCGAGCGACGGTCCCAGGGCTCGTCGCGGTCGGTCGGCGGCGGGGGCTCGTCGCGTCGGTCGTCGCGGCCCTGGCCGCCGCCGTGGCCGCCGCCGCCCTGATAGCTGCCGCCCTGGCCGTAGCCGCCGCCGCCGAGGCTCTGCGCCGAACCGCCGCCGCGGCCCTCGACCTTGGGGATGACGTTACGCATGCGCGCGGCGAACTTCTCGAAGTCGGGACCCTCGAGCGGCTTGGAGAACGCGACGCCGTCGTCGTTCAGCCAGGCGATCTTCTCTCGCCACTTCCCCTCGTACTCCTCGTGCTCGAGGGTGGCGATGGCGACCTTGCCGCCGTTCTTCGGGAGGATGCCGTCGATCTTCCGGAGGTCGTCGCCCTGCCAGCCGAGGGCGCGGAGGCCGCGGAGGGTGAACTCGATCGCGTTGTCGGAGAACGAGCCGCGCCAGGGACGGATCTGTCCCTTGCCGGGTCCCTCCTGGAACTGGCAGGCGACGCCGACCTGCTCGGCCTGTTTGCCGACGCCGAAGGAGAACGAGACGGCGATCACGGGGTAGCGCCCCTCCGGGATGAGCTCGGCGCGCGGGTCGGGGCCGGGCGGCTGGGCGCGCGGGTCGCGCATGTCACGCGGCGGGTCGCGGCGGTCGTCGCGGCGTTCGTTGCGGTTGCTGTCGTCGGGGCTGTACGGGTTGGGCATGTTCGGATTCCTTTCTTACCGCGCCTGCTGCGCGGCTCCGTGCTGTTTGATGTCCGCGTCGATCTTCTGGATGAGCTTGCCGAGCTTGACGAGGTCGCCGCCGGCGTCGCCCGCCCACTCGGAGACCTTCTCGTGGTAGGCGGCGCCGAGCGCGCGGGCGCGTTCGAGCGCGAGCGCGATCGGCGTCGGCGCGGCGTCGCGCGGGTCGGCCGTCCGGTCGCGCGGCGGCGCCTCGGGCGCGGGCGGGCGGGCCGGCTCGGTCCACGTCCGCGCGTCGGTCTTCCCGTCGCCCGTCGACGCGGCGCCCGGCGGCGGCGCGGTCCGCTCGCGCGACGCCGGCATCGCGGCGCGGAGCTGCTGCTCGTACTCGCGCTGGCGGTCCTGCGAGCCGGTGCCGTCCTGCGGCAGACCCTGCCACGGGATGTCCGCGGGCGGCGTCGCGTTCGCCGGCGGCGCGGCGCGCGGCCGCTCGGGACGGCGGCGGTCCGACGGCCGCGCGGTCGAGCTCGACTCGGCCGGCCGCGAGTCGGCCGCGAGGCCGGGCCCGTCCTCCTGCTGCGGATAGAGGTGCTCGCCGAGGAGGTACGGGACGAGCGCGCTCGGATGTTCGAGGACGACCTCGGCGGGAAGCCGGATGCGGTTCTTCGCCTCGAACTGCGCGTTCCACTGCGTCCCGAGGAGCCGGCGTCCGGTGCTCGAGCCCTTCGCGCGCGCGCCGAGCTTCTTCTTCTCGTCGGGCTCCTTCGAGACGTTCGCCTCGAAGTAGCCGAAGAGCATCGTCTCGGACCACTCGACGACGACCTGGGCGATGCGCGGGTGGACCTTCGGGATCCACCGGTCGTAGTCCGAGCCGCCCGGGTTCTTGAAGTTCTTGACGTGCGAGTGCATGGCCATCGCGACGTGCATGCCGCGCCTGGCCTGGAGGATGTCGAGGCGCCAGACGAGCCGGCGGAACTCCTCCTCTGCGACGATGTAGCCCTTCTGAAAGCCGTAGTCCTCGATGCTCTTGAGCTCGAGCTGCGCGGGGTTCATCTCGGTCTTGCGGCCCGAGTCGCGGCGGCAGACGTACTCGTGGATGAGCGGCTCCATCCAGTCGACGGTGTCGATCGCGAGCGTGAGGTAGTCGTGCGGGTCGTCCGTGAGGCTGTCGACGGTGTCGAGGACGTCCTCCCAGTCCCGGAAGCCCGAGAGGATCTTCACCTTGAACGGCAGGTCGCGCGGGACGTTCTGGTCCTCGTGCGCGAGGAAGACGACGCGCGGGAAGTGGGCGATGAGCGTCGTCTTTCCGAACCCGGGGATGCTGTGCATCGCGAACCGGACCGGGCCGTCCGTCCGCGACTCTTCTGCGTTCGATACCTTCATTCGTTCCTCCTCGGCGTGGTTGATGCCGATTACGTGACCGGCGACGGATTCGAACCGTCCACCGTCCGGGCCGCGCGCCGCGTTGGGCATGGTGCCGAGGAGTCCTTCGGCGTAGCGCGCGGTCCGGGACGGGCCTCCGCCCGAGGGCGGGCCGGTCGAAACTTCATGCGGGCGGCCCCGCGAGGTCGAGCCGCTGCTGCGGCGCGTTCCGCCTCCGGCGGATCGCGTAGAGCGGCGAATCGAGCGGGTTCTCCAGCCGGCCCGAGCAGACCGGCAGGTAGTCGCACGACCGGCCGTAGACGTCGGTGCACGTCTGCGAGTTGCGCGGGAAGCACGCGCGCGCGTCCGGGTGCGAGAGGTTCCCGCCGGTCTCGCGCCGCGCGAGCTCGACCATCGACGAGATGAGCCCCGTCGTCGTGACGAGGTCGTCCCGCATGTCGAGGAGCTGGGCGCGCGACCGCTCGACGCGTGCCTGGCGGAAGAACGAGTCCGGATCCTTCTCCATGATCGACACGAGCCGCGCGCGGTAGTCCTCGAGCGGCTCGTCCTCGGTCCGCTGCCGGGCGTCGAGCCGCGGCGCCTCGCTCCATCCGGTCCCCTCGCACGCCGTGCACGCGACCTCGCCGGGGACAAGGCGGCCGGTCGGCGTCCCGTCGCGCGCGGTCTCGGGGACCTTGACCGGGACGCGCCCGGTCCCGCGCGCGACGCCCTGGGCGCCGCCGGCGCGGCCGCCGCAGTACCTGCAGCCCTTCCCCTTGGTGAGCTTCCGCTCGGCCTCGGGCGTCGCGAGGTACCGATCGTGCCCGAGCTTGCGGACGACGTCGTAGAACGCCTCCCAGCAGTCGAGGCCCTCGCGCTGCGCGGCGTCGACGTACATCGATACCTGGGTGTCGACCGCGAGGCGGATCCAGTAGTCCGAGCCCGCGTTGACCTTGTTCGAGGTCGACTTGTGCTCGACGACGCGGATGCGCCCGTCGGCGAACCGCTTCACGGCGTCCTTCTTCCCGACGAGCCGCCATCCGCCGACCTCGCGGCCGTTCCGGTCGAGGAGCGGAAGGTTGAACCACCGTTCGACGTCGCCGTCCTTGTCGCGGTAGACGGACGAGAACTGGACCGACTCGGGCCCGTCGCCGGAGTAGCGTGCGTGGTAGACGATGAGCATCGCCTTCGCGCGCTCGACGTCGACCGGGTCGGTGTCGACGTGCCGCGCGTTCGCGTCGATGCCGTCGAGCGCGGCGCGCAGCTCGTCGCCGTCCGAGTGCCACGGCCGGCCGTACTCCGCGCGCGCCTTCCACCACGACTCGAGCCCCGAGTGGAACAGCCCGCCGAGCCTACGCGCGCCCTCTTCGCGGACGAGGACGATCCCGAGGATATCCTGGAAGTAGTAGTGTCGATTGCACGTATGCCACGAGTTGTATCCGGTCGAGCTGATATTCGGCACGTGCGAGAGATACGGATCCCCTCTGACAATTTGCCATCCGGACATGGCATAATCGCACGCCGATGCCTACCGCAACCCCTCGTCAGTCCCCACCTTCTCCGGAGAGATCCCGGCCGAGGCTACGGCCCGATACGCGCGTCGTCGACCTCGCGCGCTCGCCGCTTCTCGACGACCTCAACCATAACGCGCTCGTCGTCTACATCCGGCTCGTCGCCGCGAGCGCAAAGCAGGGAAGGCGGGTCCGCGTTCGGAACCGCGACCTCCTCGTGGACCAGCGCGGCGCGATCCGTGCGATCCGCGAACTCGAGCGTGCGAAGCTCGTCCGGACGAGCATCGCGATGACCGAGCACGGAACCGAGCGGACGGTGGAGCTCGTATGACGCTCGGCCTCGACGCGGTCCTCCGTTCGACCGGTGCGCCGACGCCGTCGCACGTCGCGGTCCGCGCGTACAGCCCGGACGGGACCTCGTTCCTCGTCCGGACGTGGCGCGCGCGGCCGGTCCGGATCGTCGTCGACGAGGAGCCCGACGGCTGGCGCCTCGGCGTCGAGCTGGAGGACGCCGCCGGCGTCCGCTCGTTCCACTACGAGCCCGACCGGTTCGCCGGGTACGCGACCGCGCTCCTCGAATCGCTCCGACGGTGGCGGTTCGCGACGGCGTCGCGAACCGTTGTCGTCGGAGAGATCCCGCCTACATAAAATTATTTACGAAACCTATTGCAATTGTCAGAGGGGCGTGGGAGGGTGGATCTACACGGAGGTCAGCGGATGATGACGGCGACGAAGACCGAGGCGCCCGCCGGGCGCGGATGGAGCGACGAGCAGAACAGGATCTTCGACTGGTTCGAGACGGGCATCGCGCCGAGCGTGGTCGGCGGAGTCCCGACGCTCGACCGGGTTCCGAACCTCATCGTCCGCGCCCGCGCCGGCACCGGGAAGACGACGACCGTCATCGAGGGTGTCCGGCGCGCGCCGGAGGCCCGCATCCTCCTCGCCGCGTTCAACAAGAACATCGCGAACGAGCTGCAGGCCCGGTGCGGCGGCGACGGCGGCCGCGGCTCGCGCGTCGAGGCGCGGACCCTTCACGGGCTCGGCTTCCGGTACATCGGCCGCGCGCGGCCCGGCGTCCGGGTCGACGAGGACGGCTCGCGCCCGATGGGCCTCGCCGAGCGCGCGTGCGGTAAGGACGCGCCGGTCCAGATCGTCCGCCTCGTCCGCGACCTCCACTCCAAGGTCCGCGAGATCGACCCGCTCTGCGTGAACGACCGCGACGCGCGCGGCGTCTACGACGTCGCGTCGCGCTTCGACCTCCTCCCCGAGGAGGACTGGGAGGCGCGGGGCTGGGGCGAGCGCGCGGTCTGCGACGCCGCGCACCGCGCGATGCGGTTCGCGATGGAGCCCGCGCCGACGATCGACTACCCGGACATGATCTTCCTGCCGATCGTGATGCGCTGGGTCCGCCCCTGGTATGACCTCGTCGTCGTCGACGAGGCCCAGGACATGACGCTCCCGCAGCTTACCATCGCGGTCGGCGCGTGTCGCCGCGGCGGCCGCATCGCCGTCGTCGGCGACGACCGCCAGGCCATCTACGGCTTCCGCGGCGCCGACTCCGGCAGCCTCGACCGCCTCAAGGCCGAGCTGCGCGCCGCCGAGCTCGGCCTCACGACGACCTACCGCTGCTGCCGGCGGGTCGTCGACCTCTCGCGCCGCATCGTCCCCGACTACCAGGCCGCGACGGGCGCGCCCGACGGCGAGGTCGCCACGATGTCCGCGGACGACATGGCAGCGAAGGTCGCCGAGGGCGACTTCGTCCTGTCGCGCAAGAACGCGCCGCTCGTCCGCACCTGCCTCCGTATCCTCAAGCGCGGCGTCCGCGCGAACGTCCGCGGCCGCGACATCGGCAAGGGCATCGTCGCCCTCGTCCGCAAGCTCGCCGCCGCGTCGCCGGCGGACCTCGTCGAGAAGGCCGCGGCCTGGGCCGAGCACGAGACGGCCCTCGCGTTCGAGAAGCTCGACGAGGAGGCGGCGGCCGCGAAGGCGGGCGAGGTCGCCGACCGCCGCGCCGTCGTCGAGGCGCTCTGCGAGGACGCCGCCGACCTCGCCGAGGTCGAGCGCCGGTGCGATGTCCTCTTCTCGGACACGCCCGACCTCCGCGCCGTGATGCTCTCGACGGTCCACCGCGCGAAGGGCCTGGAGGCCGACACGGTCTACATCCTCGCGTCGACCATGAAGGAGCTCGGTGACCTCCTCCTGCCGGAGCCGACGCCGGTCGTCCAGCCGGACGGCGCGACGGCCGCGGGCCCGTCGACCGCGCCGCGGACCGGCGAGGAGCAGAACATTTTGTACGTGGCGATCACGCGCGCGAAGACGCGGCTCGTGTGGGCGATGGGGGAGCTGTCGCTGTGACCGCCCAGCGCGGCCACGTGTACTACCAGGCGCGCTGGGCCGCGATGCTCCCCGCCCTTCGCGCGAACCTCGAGACGGCCGGGCGCGCCTACGCCGTCGCCGCGGCGGTCCCCGCGTCGCTCCTCCGCGCGGTCCTCCGCTGCACGCACACGCCCTCCCAGCTCTACGCTGCCATCGACCCGCGGCTCGCGCCGCGTACCGAAATCCCGCCCTGGGTGCACGTCGACGCGAACGGATGGCCGACCCGGAGCCTCGTCGACGGATGGCGTCCGCTCGGCGGCGTCTACCAGGCGGTCCGGACGCCCGACGTCGACCATCTCGAGGTCGCGATCGACGCCGCGTGCGAGCAGGGTCTCGACCCGACCGCCGCGCGCGTCGTCCTCGACGCGATGTGGTCGGCGCACCGCCTCCACCGATGGGAGCCGCGATGAGCGCGTGCGAGGACTGCGGGCTCCGGCTCTACTTCGCGGCGCGGCTGTACGGGCACCGATGGTGTCTCCACTGCGCGTGCCGGCGCGGCGTCTCGCAGCTCGGCTGCTGGAGCGACCGCCACCTCGCCGCCGATGCGCGCCGCCTGGCCGTCTGGTGGCGGTGGACCGTCGGCCTCGGGTTCGCGCTCGCGCTCGTCGACGCGCACCGCCGCGCGGTTCTCGAAGGCAGAAGTCTCGGATGACGAGGAGGTTCGGATGAGGCCCAACCCCGTCGACCTCGCCGCGCTCGCCGACGCCCTCCCCCGCCTGACGGGCGAGGCGACGAAGGTCGCGGTCCTCGTCCACGTCCTCGCGGCCGGCGTTCCGGACGGCACCCCGCTCCGCGCGGACGCTGCCTGGCGCCGGTACGCCGCGAAGGAGGTCGGGTCCACTCCGGAGATTGTCGCCCTCGCCCTCCGGGATCTCTCCGCGGCCGGCGTCCTGTCGATTTCGCGTGCACGCCTCTTGACAGCCGCTCCGGAAACCGTGCTAAGTCCGGACGGGGTCGGCGGAGAGAGGAGGACGAGCGAAGCGAGGACGACGAACGGAGCCGGGGGTTCTGTACAGTCTGTCGGATCCGTAGGTCTGTACTCCGGAGGAGATCTTCCACGTTCTCTGTCTTCCGGACTAGAGCGCCCTCCCTGGGAGGAGAGTCCGGAAGGGGCGGATCACGCGCGAGCCGAAGGCGACGCGCTCGGGCGCGACGAAGTCGCGACCGACTCTGAGATCTCCGGTCGACAGGTCGACAGGTCGACGCGCGCGCGCGAGGACGACGGGCCGGCCGAGGGCGCGCCGTGGAACGCGATGGTGGCCGAGCTCGACCGGCTCTACCGCGGCGCGAACGCGGGCGCGCGGATGACCTGGGAGCCGCGCCACTTCGCGCGGCTCAAGCGGGTCGTCGCGCGGCACAGCACGGACGAGGTCGTCCGCCGCGCGCGCATCATGTGGTCGGCGCCGCCGCCCTGGCCGCCGCCGCCATACGACGTCGAGTGTCTCGTCCGGCACTTCGACCGGTTCGCGACGCCGTACCGCGGGAAGGGCATCGTGGACCGGCCCGCGGCGGACCCGCGGGCGTACTACGGCGCGCCGAGCGTGGACGGGTACGAGGACTGGAACGACCGGGAGGACCTCCCGTGAGGCGCGCCGGCGACCGCCACGATCGCGTGGCGCGGCCTGTGGCGCACGTTCCGGAGCGGTCCGGGGGTCCGGAGCGGCCCGCGTTCGCGCACGCGATGTACGCGCTCCCACGCGTCCTCGACGCGCTCGAACGTGACCCGGCGGCGGCGGCCGCGTGGGACGCCCGGGTCGCGCGCATCGAGTCCGGCACCGCGACGGACGAGGACCGCCGCGTCCAGTCGTCCGCGGCGGAGGCGGCGAACGCGGGCCGGCCGTTCCCGCCGGAGGCGCGCCGGCTCCCGGCCGAGCCGCCGGTGCGGAGCCGCGCGGTCTGGGATGCGGACCGGGACCGGGCGATCTCGCTCGGAATCCCGCCGCTCCTCGCCGACGACATCGTCGGTCCGAACGTCGGGCGGACGCCGGCGATCGACGCGCTCGCGCTCCTCGACGGCCGGACGACCATCCTGGTGCTCTCCGGCGAGCGCGGCGCCGGGAAGTCGTTCGCGGCGGCCTGCTGGCTGTGGCGGTGGCGGTGCGCGCCGCCCGCGTGGCGGTCGCGGCTGCGCGACCGGACGCCGCCCGCGTTCGTCCCGTACGACCGGCACGACGACATGTCGGGCGTGGGGCGGGACGCGATCGCGCGTGCGAGCGCGCTCGTGCTGGACGACGTGGCGGCGGAGCGGTACCGCGACGCGATGGCGACGACGCTCGTGCGACGGCACCGTGACGCGGCGCCGACGGTCGTGACGACAAACCTGCGCGAGGACGACTTCGCGGAGGCGTACGGCGCGCGGGTCGCGGACCGGCTCCGCGAGGTCGGACGGTTCGTGACGTGCGGCGCGCGGAGCCTCCGTCGGCCGCGCGGGGGATCTCGCTGAAAATGTCAGACCCCCCTGGCAGGTTGCCCGTATGCGGCGGTCTCGTCGAGAGGTCGAGGACCGGGTCCGGGACCCGGAGGGGAGCGCACGCCTGCTCGGCCTCATGGCCGTCTTCGCGCTCCCTCCGCTCCGGACGTCGGCGGGCGGATGGCGCCCGGTCCGCATCGAGGTCTGCACGCCGAACGGATGGAGGCTCGCCGATATGTTCGCGCTGACCGACACGGCCGTCGTGGTCGTCTGCGGGCGGACGGAGTACGTCTTCCCCGTCCGGCATCCGCCGCGCTGGAGGTACGTCGCATGATGCTCGCCCTCGTCGCCGACGTCGTGTGGCTGCTGCTGTTCTCGCTCTTCATGGCGGCATTCCGGCTGGTGGCCGAGCGTCCGGCTGACCTCGAGCTGCCGCGCGCGTGGACGGTGCGGCGGTGACCGCGGCGCGCGGGCTCGTCTTCGACCCGGGGCTCGCCCGGTGCGGCGCGGTCGTGGTCGACACGGACGGGATGACGCACCGGTGCATCCAGGCCGCGGTCTTCCGTTCGGAGTCGCGCGCGGCGAAGCTCGGCGTCGAGGTCGCGGACGACCGGGTTCGCCGCGTGCGCGAGTTCTGCGTCTGGCTGTCGGTGCTCTTCGACTCGGGACCGACGTTCGTCGCGGCGGAGGCGATGTCGTTCCCGCGCGGCGCGCATGCGATCAGCGCGATCTGCCTGGCGTGGGGCGCGCTCGTCTCGGAGGTCGAGCGTCGGCAGGTTCCATTCGTCGCGACCGCGCCGATCGCCTGGCGCCGCCACCTCACCGCGACCGGCGGCGAGCAGGACTCGTGGCGCGTCGCGCTCGCGCGCGTCCCGTCGTTCGTCGACCGCGCGCGCGGCATCGTGCGCGCCGACCAGGAGCACGTGCTCGACGCGCTCGGCGTGTTCTGCTGGAGCCTCTCGACGAACGTCGTCCGGGCGCTCCTCCAGGCCGCGCGGCCGTCGACGCCGGCGCGGTTCGCGCGGAGGACCGCGTGAGGATCGGCGAGGTCCTCCCGGGCTCGATCGTCGTCCTCGCCGAGCGGCCGGGGCGGCTGACGTTCCTCCTCGTCGGCTCGCAGCTCGGCCCGAAGGGGACGAAGCGGAAGCCGTCGCCTCCGTACGCGACGCTCGTCCACGCGGTCGACGACGAGACCACGCTCCCCCGCCTGGAGGTCGAACACGTCCGGCTCGTCCCGCCGCTCACCGAGGTCGAGCTCGTCGCGCCCGGCGACCTCCTGCGCGCGATGCGCCGGCGGCCGTTCCACCTCGGCCGGCCGAACGGCGAGCCCGACACGTGGACCGACCCGCTCGTGAAGGGACGGCTCGAGGCCGGCGAGGACGAGGGGCTGGCGTTCTGATGGCGGCCCGGCTGGAAGACCTCCTCGCGGCGATCCGCGCGCTGGAGACGACGAGCGACGCGATCGTCATCCTCGGCGACGACGTGACCATGAAGGTCCTGTCCGCGTGGACGCGCGTCGACAACGAGTGGACCCCGCCCGAGACGGACCCGCCGCCCGTCGTCGCGGGCCGGATGGCGCGCGTGTGGGCGTGGATCCGCGCGGGCTGGACGTTCGACGTCGACGAGGTCGCCCGGCTCGCCGGCGTCTCGCGGACCGTCGCGTGGCGGAAGCTCGACACGCTCCAGGGCGCGCGGCTCATCTACCCGGACGGCTCGGTCGCGAAGGGCGCCCAGGTCGCGCTCGCGACGTACGTCGCAAAGAAGGTCGGGGCGAAGCTCGACCCGAACCGGTCCGCCGCGAGGTCCCGCGCGGAGAGGGCCGACCGGGACGACAAGAAGGACGACACCAACTAGGGACGCAGAAAGCCGAGGACAGCGGTGACGAAGAAAAAGAAGGCGGCGTCGAAGGGCGCCAAGAAGGCTCCGAGGTTCGACCTCGAAGCGGAGGCGCGCGCCGCGCGCGGACGCCCGAAGGACGCGCCGCGCGACATCGCGGCCGAGGCCGCCGCGCACGTCCGCGAGCCCTGGCAGAAGACCATGGCGACCAAGACGTACTCGGGCGCGGACGCGCGCGCCCGCATCGAGGCCGCGCAGGACCTGATCGGGACGTTCGCCGACGACGCGGGCGACGGGACGTCCGGCATCGCCGGCGTGATGGTCGACGAGTACCGGCTCGCGGTGACGTGCTCGTGCTCGACGTGCTCGGCCGACGTCGGCGAGCTCTGCGTCGAGGTCACGAAGGGGAGCCGGACGCCGAAGGTCAAGCACTTCGCGTGCAAGGAGCGCGTCGCCGCCGCCGAGGCGGCCGCCGCGCTCATCGCGCGGACGCTCGCGCGGCAGAGCGGCGCGGTCGAGCACACGGGCCGCGACCGTCCGCGCATCGTCGCGCAGCACATCGGCGACCGCGGCGACGCCGGCCGCGAGGCGGGGACGCTGGTCGACCCGTCGGCGATGGCGGGCGCGCCGGTCGTCGACGACGCGGTCGCCGCGGAGGCGATCCGGACGCCGGCGCCGAAGGACCGCGGCGGCCAGGCCGAGCGGGACCTCGGACGCGGCGCGCCGGTCGCCGACCCGCGCGGGCGGCTGCCGAACGGGTGCGCGGTATGGATCTCGTGGCCGGGCTCGAAGGAGACGTGCGGCGCCGCCGGCCCGGCGAAGCGCGCCCAGCTCGTCCGCTACACGGCGAAGGGCGACCCGGTCGTCCGCGTCTTCGCGGTCGACGCGCGCGGCGCGTATACGGGCGAGCTCGGCCGGGCGGAGCGTATTCTCACGCCGGCCGAGCTGCTCGGCCCGATCAACCGCCTCGGCCCGGACGACACGACCGGCGACGCGTACCGGAAGGACGTCGCCGACGCGGTCGCGGCCATCGCGCCGGCGACGCCGGGCGACCCGGAGCCGACGAGGCCAAGGAAGACGAAGAAGGAGCCGTCCGCGATCGCGAACCTGTTCCTCCGCAACGCGATGCAGGGCCTCGCGGCCGGCGCGGCGACCTACGTCCGCTGCGTCGTCGACGGATGCCCGGCGAAGTTCTCCGGCAGCATGCCGCCGGACTGGAAGAACCTCAACCGTCGTCCGCACTGCCCGGTCCATGCCCGCGAGGTCCTCGCGCGCCGCTGGCCGGCGCCGGCGCAGGTCGTCGTCCGGACGTGCGCGTCTCCGACAGGCTGCTCCGAGTCGTTCGAGATGGACCCGACGAACCCGTCAGTGCCGCCGGCGTGGACGGTCGACAACGACTGGACGTGGCGGTGTCCGGGCCACTCGGTCGTCCCGGTCGTTGCGAAGGAGGTCGTCCCCGACGTGTCGGCGCGCTTCGTCGATGACCCCGACTCGCTTCCGGCCGCGACCGTCGCCGAGGTCGGCTCCATCGTCCGGCGCGGGCTCGAGCTGCCGGCGGCGCAGATGTGCGCGCACCACGACGCGCCGGGCGTCCGGTGCGCGAAGACGTTCCACGCCATCAACCCGCCGCGGGGCTGGACGCGGACCGACGACCCGGCGGACGTCCTGAAGTCCGCCTACTTCTGCCCGCAGCACAACAAGAGCCTCTGCCGCCACGACATCCACTTCTGCCAGGCGCCGGGATGCGACGCGTACTGCTTTGGCGCGTACCGGATGGCGGGGTGGACGATCGTGACCGAGGCCGACGGTTCCAGGCGGTACTACTGTCCGCGGACCGGACACGGGCTCGCGCGGGACGCGGCGGCCGTCGCGTCGACGCCGCCGCGTATCGGCGCGCCGCCGCTGCCGCCGAGGCCCGAGGCGGTCCTAGAGGCGGTCCTCGCGTCGACGCCGCGGCCCGGCGAGCCGGGCTCGCCGCACCACCGCGACACGGGCGGGACGTGCGGCGCGTGCGACGAGTCGTTCCGCGGCGGGATGCCGTCGCGCTGGGAGTGGTGGAGGGGACACTTCTGGTGTCCGACACACGTCCCGGCCGAGGTCGTCGCGTCGGACGCCGCGTCCGTCGACCCGGGGGAGCGTCCGCCATGGGAGTAGACCGTCACCGTCTCGAAGAGGTCGCGACCTCGCTCGGCAAGACGCTCGGCCGCGCCATCGACGCCGCGACCGGGACCGAGGACGAGTGCGGGTTCGCGCTGTTCGTCTTCACGTACGGCCCCGGCGGGGTCGCGTACATATCGAGCGCGAACCGCGAGGACATCGTCGGACTTGTCCGCGAGTGGTGCGACCGCCAGGAGGCGGGCCTCGGCTCGGACCCGCTCGGCCCGCGGGGGTCGTCGTGAGGCCCGGCGCCGAGCTGTTCGCCATCGCGCTTCGCGTCCACGCCGCGTACCAGGGCGGGTCGAGCGCGCCCATCTGGAACGACGTCCGCACACTGGCGAAGGAGGTGATCGAGATGGCCAACCCGGACGACGACGACGTGAAGGCGCTCGCGGCGTTCGCCGAGCTCGTCGAGGCGCGGCGGCTCTTCAACGCGTCGAGCAAGGCGTACGTCGAGATCGAGCACGCGCTCGACCGCGCACGCGACGACCTCGTGGGCGCGGACGCGCGCGTCGAGGCCGCGGAAGCCCAGCTAAGGTCCCTGATCGAGGGCCGGTCGCCGAGCCAGGTCGGCGACGACGTCGAGCGCGCCATCGAGAGCGCGCTCGAGAACTCGAGGACCATGAGGTCGCGCCGATGATGACGGACGGCGAGAAGATGCTCTACGCCGCGGTCTTCGCGCAGTGCTACGACATCTCGAACCCGCCCGTCATCCACGACGGCGACGCGTGGCGCGAGTGGGAGTCTGCGCGGGTCCACGTCGCCGCCGAGTGCGCCGCCGGCGCGGTCGAGCGCCTCCGCGAGGACCTCGCGGGGCTCGGCGAGGGGTTCGGCAAGGACAGCAACGTCTACCGGTTCGCGAAGGCGATGACGAGCGGCCGGGCCCGTCCGGTGCGGCGATGACCGACCCGGACTGGATCTGCGAGTGGCTCGCCGAGCGCGGCGATGGGCCGTGGATCAAGGAGCAGCCGTGACCAGCAGCTACATCACCCGCGTGCTGTTGAGCGGTCGCGGCGAGGTTAGTATTAACCGAGAGGACGACCGCGCATGACGGACCATCGGCAATTCGTCCGGTGTACCAACTGCGGACGCATCGCTGCGGTCGCGCCCGACCGCGAGGAACCTGCCGGTGGCGAGGAGTGCTGGTCCTGCGCGTTCAACGCGACCGACCTGGCGACAATGAAGTCCGAAGCGTCGGATGCGCAGGTCCAGTCTCGGATGGAAGACGACGTGCAGTGCCTCGACTGCGGCGCGGTCGGCCCGCACACCTGCGAGGGCGTGCCGGGCGGATTCGACGAGGAGCCGGCCTAGGCCATGGCGTCCTCGTTCGGCAAGACGCGCAACATGGTGTGCCCCGGCTGCGGGATGCCGTACGACTACCACGCGCAGCAGCAGCCGCACGGGTTCACCATCGGCGCGAGCTTCCTGCAGGCGCGACGCGACATCATCGCCATCGGCACCGACCGCAAGACGGGGAAGACCAAGTACGGCCGACGCGGCGGGACCCTCGGCTTCATGCACGAGCTCAAGATGATGGCGTGGCGCGCGCACGTCGACGGGTGCGTCGCCGCGTTCGACGCCGCGGTCGAGGCGGGCGCGGACCCGGAGTCGCTGCGGCAGGGCAACTACGAGGCGCTCGTCGCCGCGAGCCCGAAGCGGCCGCGGAAGCCGCGCAGGCGCAAGGCGGCCGAGCCGGCGCGGAGGGCCGCGTGAGCCGCGCCGCGCTTGCCCTCTGCGTCGCGTGCGGCCGCGGATGCGACGTCTACTACTGCGACCGGTGCGCGCTCGCCAACGCGCACACGCGCGCCGCCGGCGACGGCGCGGGCGACGCGGACCGGGCGCCGACCGCGAGCCGGCTCGGGCGCGCGGCGCAACGCAGGCTCGGCGACGCGACGGCATGGGAGCAGTACGTCGCGTGCTGCTCGATCCCGGACACCGGCGTCGCGTCCGCGGACGGCCGGTTTCGGAGCGGAGAGGTCGAGATGCGTCGTGTACGGAATCGGATGGACGCGGTCGGGCGTGGCTCGGGCTGTCTCGCGGCCGCGGTCGAGCCCGGGCTGGTCATGCACTGGACGTCGGGCGGAGGAAGTGTCCTTCGTCCCGCGAAGAGGATGTCGGCACGCGACCGCGAGCGGTTCCGGCGGTTCGTCCTCGACTGCGTCGAGCGCGCGTACCTGCACGACCCGCATCCCGACGAGAACGCCACGACCCGTCGGAACCGGCGCGAGCCGAGGCGGTCGGTGTGAGCGACGACCCCGACGAGGTCGACCGCGGCGCGCTCGCGGCGACGTTCCCGGCCTGGGACGCGCCGCCCGCGGACCGGGACGAGCCGCGCGACGTCGTCGGCGAGGTCGCCGCGCGGACGAGAGACGAGGACGCCGACTCGTGGCTGAACGAGCTGGTGGACCGGCATGCCGAGCGTACGTTCCTGAAGGCGTTCCCGGGGCGGACCGACGTCTCGCCGTACGACCGCGTGGCGTGCGGGATGATCGTCGTCGAGCTGCAGGAGCAGGCGAGTCGCGACCCGCGGTTCCTCGGCGAGCCGCAGAGAACGCTCGACCGCCGGCTGCACTACGTCGAGCACCTTAACCGCGATAATGAGCGCGCCGCGCGCGCACACGCGCAGTCGGTCGGCGAGAAGGCCGAGCACGTCCGGCGCGCGACGCAGACGCGCGAACATCGCTGCCACTGGCCGGGCTGTACGCGCCAGTGCAAGCCGGCGATGTGGGGTTGTTTCGCTCACTGGAGGGCGCTGCCGCAGCATCTCCGGGACAAGATCTGGCGCTCGTACCGCGTCGGCCAGGAGGTCACGCGGACGCCGTCGCGCGAGTACCTCGCGGTCGCGGACGAGGTCGACGCGTGGATCCGCGAGCGCGGAGGTGGACGGTGAGGGTCGTCGAGGCGACTCCAAGAAGTTCGACTCCATCAAGGAGGCGCGAGTGCCGCCCGGTCGGCGCCGCGGCCGAGGTTCCGTACGCCATCGTCGTGTCCGACCGTGCTAGGAAGCCCGGATGAGCCCGTACGAAGAGTCCTGGCCCGGCGCGCTCGACGCCGCGACCTCCGCGCCCGAGGCCCGCTCGCTCGACGGCGACGCGACGCACGAGTGGGCGACGGAGCACCGCGGCGTCGCGTCGCCGTGGGAGTTCTGCCGTCGGTGCGGCGTCGTCCGCCGCTCGGACCGGATGCACCGGCCGTGCACTGGCCGAACGCCGCCTATCTCGGGCCGCGCGCATCGCTGCAACGGCGGCCGGCCATGATTTTCCTCGAGCTGCTCGTCGTGCTCCTCTCCTGCCTCGTGCCGTCGGTCGGCGCGGACCTCCGCCGCTTCGACCCGGCCGACCTGCCGAGCGACGAGGCCGCCGCCGAGCACGTCTGGTCCGCGCGCGTCGCCGCGGCCGCGACCGGGCTCGACCCGACCGAGGTCCTCGCGGTCGCCTGGCACGAGTCGCGGTTCACGAGCAACGTCGACGCGCCGGACGGCGGCGCGCGCGGGTGCGGCGTGATGACGCCGACTCCGACGCCGCGGTGCGTGCGAAAGCCGCTCGTCGCGCAGTACCTCGACGGCGCGACGCACCTGCGCGGCTGGTACGACGCGGTCCCGGGCCGGTGGGCCGCGTTCGCCGGGCTCGCGGGCGGGTACGCCCTTATCCAGGCGTGCGTCGAGGGACGCGGGCCGGAGCGCGGCTGCCGCTACGCGCTGGCCATCGACGACATCATGCGGAGGATCCGACGATGAGCAGCGACAACGTGGTCCGGCGGACGACGCCGGCGCCGTGCGTATGCACGCCGGAGGCGCCTTGACCGGCGGCGAGCGCGCGATGCGACTCGCGGCCATCCGTGCGCGCGCGAAGGTCCTCCGGTCGCGCATCCAGCGGTCCGTCGCCGCGCGGCGGCGCTGGGAGGAGCGACAGCGCGAGCTCGGGCTCGCGGACGAAGAGGAAACGGTCGACGGCGCGCCGGACGCGCTGCTCGACGGACTGCCGGAGAACATCTAGACCAAGGAGACTGCGATGCGAGACGTGAAGGCAGCGACGCTGGACAGCGACATCGAGGCCGCCGACGCGGCGGAGGCATGGGAGGCGATCCGGAACCTGGAGCCCGGCGAGGAGCAGCGCCGGCGGCTCCGGGCGTACCACCACCGCGCGCTCGACCGGCTGCGGGCGCGCGTCCCGATGGACACGACGGGCGACCTCGTCGCGATTCTCGGCGACAAGGAGCAGATCCTCGGCGGGCTCGAGGACCACGGATGGGCGCGCATGCGCTCGGACTCCTACGTCCGGGCCGTCATCGCGGCCGCGGCCGTCGTCGCGTACATGGACGAGCTCGACCGCCGCGAGGGCCTTCGGGACGAACGCCTCCGCAGGCTCGAGGGCCAGGTCGACTCGCTCCTCGAGTCGCTCAAGCTCGTCGCCCTGGAGGTCGCGCAGCAGAAGGGAGTGCTCCCCCGATGAAGGTCGTCGACGCCAGCAGCTCCGCCGAGGACGCGAAGGCCGCCGCCCGGGCCGTCCTCGACAACAACGAGGGTGCGCTCCGGACCACGCTCAACGCGCAACGGCATCCGGCCATCGACCTCGTCCGCCGCGAGGCGCCCTATGCGCGGACGAGCGACCTCATCGTGTACTTCAACAATCCGGAGGCGTTCGCCCATCGGATGGTCAAGACCTTCGGCCTCGCCGGCGAGCCACAGGACACGGTCACCATGACGATCGGCGCGATGGCCCTCGTCCTCTCCGACGAGCTCGACGCGCGGATCCCGCCGCGCCGGCGTCCCGGCGACGAGGCCGAAGCCGCCCCACGGGCCGCCGAGACGCGCGAGGCGCGCGCCGCGGAGGACGGCGCCGTCCCGGTCGCCGAGCGCGTCCCGCTCGACGGCCCGGACGGCGTCGTCCGGCTGTCCGTGCGCGCGCGCGAGTGGATCGTCGCCTACGGCTACCGGGTTCCGAACGACTTCGTCGGGCTCGTCACGGCCATGGCGAACCGGCTCGACGACATGGCGGCGGAGCTGCGGCGGTGGCGGCCGTGAGCCTGTCGCGCGTCTACTTCGCGCACCCGGTCGGCGACGACGTCCTCGGCAACCTCGAGAACGGCGCGGTGTGGCTGGAGTGGCTGATGCTCCGCGAGCCGGACGTGTGCTTCGTCGCGCCCTGGTTCGCGTACGCGCACGCCTTCCTCGCCGGTATCGGGCGGCTGCCGCGCGCGCGGATCATGCGCGACAACGTCGAGCTCGCCCGGACGTGCGACGGCGGCATCGTCCTCTGCGGCCAGACGGTCTCGGACGGGATGCGCGATGAGATGCGCGCGGCGCCCGGCCCGGTCGCCGACCTCGTCGGCATCGGCCGGCTCCCGCCGGACGACGTCAGCCTCGCACGCGTCCTCGCCGACGCCGGCGCGACGGGCGTCCTCGGATGGGGGCTCCGGCGCGGCGCGAGCCTCTATCCCGTGCGCGCCGCGGACCGCTGAGCTGATAGGCTACGAGGAGGTCGGACGATGGACCGGAGACAGCACGGACGGTGTCGGGTCTGCCGCCGCGTGTTCGCGTACCGGCACGGCTGGGACGCGGAGGACGTGGAGCTCGACGTCGCGACCTGCTGGACGCATACGTACGCGAACGTCGTCCGCGTCCGGGCCGAGCGTGCGGCCGAGGGCCATGGCCGCGACTGGCAGGATGCCGAGCGCGTCGTCGATCGGGTCTGGGCACGGCGCGGGCACACGCGCCGCACGGTCGGGCGCGACTCATTCGTCGGCGCGGTCGCCGACGCGTTCGCGTACGCGCGTACGTCGCCGCGGTCGATCGAGGACGCCGTCCGCGACCATATCCTCCGCGTCCCCGGCGTCGTCGCCGTCGACGCGGTCGAGGTCGACGTCCGCCGCGGCCTCGTGAACGTCCGGGTCCGGACGACGGCCGTCGTCGACGGCGTCACCTTCTCGACCACGGTCGGCGCGGCGGCATGACCGGGCCGGCCCGATGTCCGGCCGACGGGTGCTGGCTGGCCGCCGGACATGACGGTCCACACCGTGGCGCCGCGCCGCCGGCGGACGACGAGCGCGTCCACGCGATGTGTACCGGGAAGAAGTCCTACCCGAACCAGGCGTACGCGAACATGGTCGCCGCCGAGGTCGCGCGGCGCGGCGGCCCCGCGCTCCGCTCGTACACGTGCCCACAATGCGGCGCGTTCCATCTCACGAGGGCGGGCGTCGACCCGCGGCCGGGCTGGCACGATCCGGTGCCGCCCCGCGCCGAGCGGGCCGCGGCCGACCGCCGGTGGTTCCGTCGGACCGGAAGACGAAGGAAGGACAGGTCATGGCGCTGATCGGACTCATCCGGGGCGAGGCCCCGCCCGCGGTCATCCCGCTCCCCTCGCGCGAGGCGCTCCTCGCCGCCGCGATGCCGTTCGAGGCCCACGGCGTCTCGCAGGTCCGCCGCGCGAACGGCGTCTACGCGGTCGGCATGGTGACCGTTCGTTTCGAGACGATGGAGGCGATGCTCGCCTGGCGGAACGCCGGCCAGCACGAGCTCTGGCGATGAGGCCGTCGGACGACGAGGAGCGGAACGAGCACGGCGTGCTCCTCCGCGACTGCTACTGCACGCCGATGTGGTTCACGGAGCTGCTCCCCGAGGTCGACCTCGACCCGTGCTCGAACCCGCGGAGCCATATCCGCGCGCGCCGGACGTACATGGTCGAACGCGGCGAGGACGGGCTCCGGATGCCGTGGATCGGCTCGGTCTGGCTGAACGTCCCGTACTCCGACCCGAACCCGTGGGGCTCGAGGCTCTACGACGAGTTCGCCGCCGGCCGCGTGACCGACGTCGGGATCATCTGTAACGTCGACAGCTCGACCTATTGGTGGCGGGCCTTCACGTTCGTCGCCCGGCACCAGCTCGCGCTCTGGCGCCGCGTCCCGTTCGAGGCGCCGCCCGGCGTCGACCTCGCCGGCTCGCACGTCGCCCAGCGGCCGCAGTGCCTCCTCGCGACGCCCGGGTTCCGCGCGGCGTGCGACCCGCGGCTGGACGCGCACGGCGCGTGGTGGGAGCGGCGGCCGTGATCGGGCCGACCGCCGGGACCGCCGGGAAGTTCGACGACGTCGTCGTCGTGGCGATGCCGTACTCCATTACCTCTCGACGACGGCGACGACGGCCGGTCCGAACCGCAACGTCCCCGACCTCGCCCTCGTTCTCGCACGCGAGGCGCGGGCCCTCAGGAAGCCCTCGCGTCGCGCGGCGCCGGCGCGCTACCATGGGCCGGATGTCCCGCCGCCGTCTCGTCCCTTCCGATGCGTCGTGGGAGCTGGCGATGTTCCTCGCCTCCATCTTCCTCCTGGCCGCGCTCGCGGTCGTCTGCGTCCTGGTCGCGAGGTCCGGATAGTGTCGACCGCGGCCCGGAAGCGGAAGGCCGGCCCGTGAGGACGCTTGTGGACCTCGCGGTCGCGGTCGTCGCGTCCGCGCTCGCCGCCCTGTTCGCGGTCGCGGCCTGCGTCTACGCGTTCGGATGGCTGTTCGGACTCTGGTAGAGTGGTCGGGCCCCGGGAGGTGTCCAGTGTCGCCGATCCGTCTCACGCGCAGGCAGCTCGTCCACAACGAGGCCGTCGTCCTCGGCGAGGTCACCGCCGGCAACGCGCGCCAGGTCACCATCGCGGCCGCCGTCGGGCGGTTCCTCGACATCCCGCGCGGCAAGGACCCTCACCGCGCGGTCGGCGAGGCCCTCCGCCGGCTCGCGCGATGCGGGAAGATCCGGAAGCGGGTCGGCCGGCACGGCTGGGAGCCCCGCGGCCGGAAGGCGTCGTAGGCTCATGCTGCCCGGACCCGACCGCGTCGCCCGCGCCCTCAAGCGCGCCGGAAGCGTCAAGGCGGCCGCCCGCGAGCTCGGCGTCGCCCGCAAGACGCTTGCGCGCTTCGTCGCGAAGCACGGGCTCGTCAACCCGTACACGAAGTCCGCGCCGCGTCCTCGAGGCGCGACACGGCCGCGGACCGAGCCGGCGCCGTACATCTCGGCCGCCGCGCGCCGCGCGGACGCCGAGCGGGACGCGCTCGACACGCTCGTCCGGTCGAAGGTCGAGGCGGTCGTCGGACGGATCACCGAGCGGCTCGTGGCCGAGCTGCGGGGTCGCCTCGACGGCGTCCTCGACGACGCGCTGGCCTCGCTCGTGTCGCGCGTCGACGGCGCGCCCGCCCCCGCCCTCCCCGCCCCGCCCATGGCGGTACAGGCCCCGCAGCCGCGGCCGCCCGGCCCGAATGGCGTCACGACGTGCTCGCGCTGCGGGTTCGTCGGCGGGAACGCGCGCGGGTGCGGGAAGCCGACCGGACACGCGACCCAGGGCGCGCAGGCGTCCCCGCGCTCGCCCGCGTCGCCCGCTGCGGCTGCGACGCCGGACGGCGACGACGACGAGGACCCTCTCCCAACGCGGGCCGTCCTCGACGGAAAGGGCCGGATGTCGCGCGCGGACACGGTCGCGCTCGTCCGGGCCGCCCGCTCGACGAATCCGCGCCGCGCCGCGTACGCTCTCGACATCCTCGTCCGCAGGAACATCGGTCTGGTCCACGCGTTCGCGCGCAAGATAAAGTGGGCCCCGGTCCCCTACGAGGACCTCGTCCAGGAGGGGACGATCGGCCTCATCCGCGGGCTTCGGGAGTTCGACGTCGGACGCGACACGGCGCTGTCGACGTATGTCGTCTGGTGGATCCGCCACCACATCTGCCGGTGCATCGAGAACACCGGCGAGGCCATCCGGCTCCCCGCGCGCTACGGCCACATCCGCTCGCGGCTCTACCGGGCCCAGCAGGCGCTCGGCGCCGGCGCGTCGCCCGAGGACCTCGCCGCGTACGCGAAGGTCGGCGTCAACGACGTCCGCCGCCTCCTCGCGCGCGGCCGGGTCGACGTGAGCCTGGACGCGCCGCGCTCGGGGCCGGACGGCGAGCTCGCGTCCCTCCACGAGACGATCCCCGCGGAGGACCCGGACGCCGAGGACCGGGCCGACACGGAGGACCGCCGCGCGCAGATCGAGGCCGCGCTCGCGAAGCTTCCCAAGCGCGAACGCGACGTCATCCGCCTCCGCTACCTCGGCGAGGACGGCCTGACCCTCAAGCAGGTCGGCCAGCGGCTCGGACGGTTCCGATGGGGCGGCGAGATGCGCGCCGGGCTCTCCCGCGAGCGGATCCGGCAGATCGAACGGGACGCCCTCGATCACCTGCGCGCCGCGATGCTCGGGAACTAGCGCGAGCGACGCTTCGCGTCGCGTCCCGGACCGACGTCAACGTCTTCTGCGAATAGGTTGACCCCGCACCGTCCTGCAAGACGGCCGGGGTCATGGTCCCGTAGCTCAACTGGAAAGAGCGCCACCGTGCTAAGGGGAAGACGCAGGTCCGAGTCCTGCCGGGACCACCACAAATTATCACGCGACGATCGCGTGGCTACAGCAAGTTGCGCGACAGTCCGTCGCGTGATCCTAAGGCTGCAATACGAATAGTTATTATGTTTGCGTACCGCAGCGTTGGCGACGGACCGGCTCGCGAACGGGGCGCACCCCGACGTCGTACGGGTTCCCAAGGCCGGCGCGGGGACGTGGCTGTGGACCCGCGACCGGGCACGCCAAGCGGGCATCGAAGGGGCGACGTCCCCTGTGTCCCCGAGTGTCCCCGACTCCCCCGGGGACACCGCCGCCCTGGTGTCCCCGTCCCCCTATAGGGGGACACCAAGGGCGGGCACCCCAGGCGAGCATCCCAAGACATCGAACGCGGGGACACCGCGCCGAACGCTCCGCCCCGAGCCCGAGCTCCATGGCGAAGCCTGACGCGCTCCACAGCGATACTCCGCTTCCTCCACAGCGATACTCCGTCTTTCGTGCCTCCATAGCCATTCTCCGTTTCGACAGCTCGGCACCAATTCGCGGTTCTGGCAGCTCCCGGCCCCGTGGTAGATTCGGACGCATGGCCGCGGACGACGGCAGCAGCGACGAACCGGAACGCCCGAGGCCCAAGCCGCACCCGACGCCCATCCGACGGAAGCGCGAGGCCTTCGAGATGACCGAGCGCCGCGCGCAGTGGATCATCACGCAGTGGATCCGCGACCCGATGCTGCTGCCGGCCGAGATGAAGCGCCTTGTCCGCCAGCACTTCGCGTGCGGCATCCAGGCCGCCGACCGCGCCCACCAGCTCGCCGTCGACATCCGCAACGAGCAGTTCGTCGGCGTCACCCGCGAGGCGCTGCTCCTCCTCTGGATGGACCTCCTCGACCGGACGCGTCAGGGCCCCAACCGCAACCACGAGCGGCTCGTCCTCGAGTGCATCTCGCAGTTCACCGGACACGCCGCGCCGAAGAAGGTCGCCATCGCCGTCGCCGACATGACCCCGGGCGGCGCGGGCGACCTCGCCGGCCTCGCGGACGGCGACCTCGACGCCGCCTGCCAGTTCCAGGACGGCATCCTCGAGCGTGTCGCCGAGCGCGCCCTCGGGCTCCCGACCGGGCGTGCGATCGTCGACACGACCTCGACGCCCGCCGCCGCGCCGCCGGCGAACGCGACGCCGCCCGTCAAGCCGCGCTAGGCTCGTCGGATGGTCGCCGTCGCGCGCTCGCGGTCCGAGGCCGTCCGGCTCGCGGCGGCCCGACGCGAGAAGGTCCGACGCCTCGCGCGGACCGACGTCAACGTCTTCTGCGAATTCGTCGGCCGCGACGAGAAGACCGGCATCCCTATCGTCCAGGCGCCCATCCACCAGTCGTGGCACCGCTACGCCGAGGAGCATGAGCGCCTCGTCCTCTGGGCCCACGTCGAGGGCGGCAAGAGCCAGCAGATCACCGTCCTCCGCACGCTCTTCGAGCTCGGCCGCGACCCGAGCCTCCGGTTCCTCCTCCTCTCCAACACCCAGAACCAGGCCGCCAAGTTCGCGCGGTCGATCAAGACGTACATCGAGCAGTCGAAGGAGCTCCGCGAGGTCTTCCCCGACCTCGTCCCCGGCGAGCCGTGGGGCGAGCACCAGTTCTCCGTCCGCCGTCCGACCTTCTCGAAGGACCCGTCCGTCACCGTCGCCGGCATCCACGGCTCCATCCAGGGCGCCCGCCTCGACATCATCGCCATCGACGACCTCCTCGACTTCGAGAACACGCGGACCGCCGACGGGCGCAAGGACACGATCGACTGGATGGACTCGGCCCTCCTCGGCCGCCTCACCGCGACCGCGCGCGTCCGCATCGTCGGCAACGCGTTCCACCCGCAGGACGCCCTCCACCAGTTCGCCGCACGTCCCGGCTGGCAGGCCTTCCGGTTCCCCGTCCTCGACCCGAACGTCCGGTGCCGTCTCACCGCCGGCCACGCCGGACCGCACAGCGTCACGCCGCCCGAGCGGCTCACCGGCCTCCCGTGCGGCTTCCTCATCCCGACCTCGCGCTGGCCCGAGCGCTGGAGCCTCGAGCGCATCGAGAAGAAGCGCGGCGAGATGACGCCCATCGAGTTCGCACGGCAGATGCTGTGCGAGGCGCGCGACGACTCGACGAGCATCTTCTCGCGGCTCGGCATCGAGATCGCCCTCCGCCTCGGCGCCGGGACGAGCATCGCGACCGCACTCACCGACCTCCCGCGCGGGTACCGGACGTATACGGGCGTCGACCTTGCCGTCCAGCAGAAGGACGGCGCCGACCAGACGTGCTTCTTCACCATCGCCGTCGACCCGATGGGCAACCGGAGCGTCCTAGAGATCGACACCGGCCGCTGGTCCGGGCCCGAGATCGTCGCCCGCATCGCCGAGAAGCACCATCGCTTCCGGTCCATCGTCGTCGTCGAGAACAACGCCGCCCAGGACTTTATCGTCCAGTTTGCCCGCGCCGGGACGAGCGTCCCGGTCAAGCCCTACACGACCGGCCGCAACAAGGCGCACCCCGAGCACGGCATCGCGTCCATCAGCGTCGAGATGCAGGGCGGCAAGTGGCGCATCCCCAACGAGGGCGGCAACCTCGTCGGCCTCGCCGCGCGGATGCACCCCGAGGTCCGCGCGTGGGTCGACGAGATGCTCTACTACTCGCCGACGACGCACACCGGCGACCGCCTCATGGCGAGCTTCTTCGCGCGCGAGGGAATCCGCATGGGCTCGACGCACGTCGAGTCGCACACCAGCGTCGACTTCAACCGCCGGTAGACACGCCTTGACCGTGATGACGTTTGTCCTTACGTTGTCCGGGTGGCGACCGTTCGCGTCCGACTCGACAAGCTACAGGTCCGGGCGCGGAAGGACGAGATCGCCGCCTGGCGTCGCGCGTCCCGCGAGGACGGGATGACCCTGTCGGCCTGGACGCGCGAATGGCTAAACGCCGCGGTCCGCGCCGACAAGGAGCGGTAGCATGGTGGACATGTCGAAGCGGATCATCACCCGTCAGTGCGTGACGTCCGAGGACGTCGAGGTCGCCCGCCGCGTCGCCGAGCGCCAGCGCCAGGCCGACTCCGTGTTCGCCCGGGCCTTCGCGTGGTTCGGGACCGTCGTCGTCGTCTTCGGCGTCGCCGTGTTCGCCTATGCCTTCGTCATCGCCTCGTACCCGTCGACGCCCACCGCCGACCTCGGCCCGCTCGCGTTCGCGCCCGCCAACCGGGCCGGCATCTCGGCGACGTCGACGACGTCGAGCAACGTCCCGCTCCTCTCGTCGTGGCGGATGGCCGGAATGGCAGCGAGGTGCATCGCCCGGACTGTTATCGGGCTCCGCTGCTAGGGCGGAATCGGGAAGCAAAACCCAAACAATGCGCGGAGGAAATTGACCATGCACTACCGAAACGGACGCGAAGCGAAGAATGGCGACGTCATCGTCAGGCTCAACGGCGGCAAGGTGGAGAGGATCGGCACCCTCCAGAACGCGACGCCGGGCAACGACTACTGCAACGGCGACATCGCGCCGCTGCCCGAGAACGGCACGTATGCGTGCCTGTGCGACTGCCTGCACGTGGACGACGTGGCCGCGCTGCTCGCCGAGAAGCGTCTCGACAAGCGGCCGGAGGGGAAGTAACGAGCGATGGGCAGTCGCAAGACCCAGCTCGCCGACTGCAACCCGCGCTGGCGCACATACGACGGCAAGGACGACCACTCGCCGGACGCCCTCGAGTTCGACTGCCCGGAGGGGCACGAGCACTGCCGCCACGTCGTCCCGTTCACGCCGGCGCTCGATGGCTCGCGACGGCCGGTCCTCCAGCGCAACGGCGCGCAGTGGGAGCGCACGAACGACGTGTTCGCGACGCTCACGCTCACGCCATCGATCCGCATCACGCCAAGCAAGCGGATGCTCCCCGACGGCCGCATCGACGAGATCGGCTGCGCATTCCACGGCTTCATCAAGAGCGGGCAGATCGAGTTCTGCGGGGACAGCCGATGAGCGTGAACGACGCGGCCGCCCGATGAGCGAGCCGAGCATCAACACCATCGTCGGTTTCGTCGGCGGCCGCGTCTGGTACCGGCTCATCGTGACCGCGACCGTGATGTCCCGCGCCGTCGAGCTCGCCGCCGGGCACGTCGGCCCCGACTGGCGCCGGGTCGACGCGGCCGGGCTCGACCTTGTCGTCGAGACGGTCGACCCGTCGTGGTTCGAGGCGCTGGGCCGCGGGCTCGCGGTCCGCTAGGTTTCACGTCGCGGCGGTCCGCCGCGACACCAAGGGAGAACGTCATGGCGAAGCATCAGACCCGAAGGTCCATCAGCATCAACGGCAGCCTCTACGACCGCGCGAAGGACCTCGCGGACCGTCAGGGCATCTCGCTCTCGGCGATGTGCGAGCATGGACTCCGGCTCGCGATGGCGGCGCCGGAGTCGACCGTCGACGGCGTCCGCGAGGCGGCCGCCCGTCGTGTCAGCGCCTAGCGGATCCCGCCGGTGTCCAAGCACCCCGCCGGCATATTCGAACGTCGCGGGTCGGCGGCGTCCGCCAGAGACCGACCACGCAAGGAGAATGAGATGCCCACGATCGAAGAGTTGAACGAGGACCTCGACGAGAAGCGCGCCGCCCACCGGGCCGAGCTCGAGGCCCGCCTCCAGGCACGCGCGAAGGCCGCGGCCGAGACCAAGGACCCGACCGAGCGCGCGCTCGCGTACGACGAGATCCAGCGCGACGCCGCGCGCGCGCAGGAGGTCGCCGACAACAAGGCCCGCAACGCGCCGCGCGTCCCGCAGTTCTCCGACGAGCGGCTCGCCCGCGCGACCGACGTCCAGCGGATGCGCTCCGACCTCGGCGGCTTCGCGTCGATGCCGACGGAGGTCCGCAACGCGCCCGAGGTCCGCGGGTACCTCTGGCCGAAGGTCGAGGAGTACGTCCGCGCGCGGCTCGAGCTGGCGGCCGAGATGACGGTCGACATGCTTGTCACCGAGCTCCGACTCTCGCGCGCGGACATCACGACCATCATCGCGAAGGCGGCCGGCAACGGCGTCTCCGCGCACGAGTCCTTCGACGATGCGCCGACGCCGGTCGTCGAGCCGCCCGCGCCGTCCTCGCCGTACCACTCCGACCGCATCGCGCACCTCGAGCAGCAGGTCGCGACGCTCAACGCGCGCGTCCTCGAGCTCGGGGTCCATCACGCCCGCGCCGTCCATCTGCCGGCCTGGGCGGACGAGGCCCAGCAGCGCCTCGCCGACCTGGAGGAGAAGGTCCGCCGGATCGAACAGGTTACCGTCCCCGCCGAGCTTCGGACGCGGTAGCCGCCGCGCCGCCCGCGATGGTAGCCTGACCTCGTGACCACGATGGCCTCGACCGCGACCGCCGCGGGCCTCCCCGGCGGACCTATCTCGATGGTCGCCGCCGGCGTGATGCACGAGGAGGAGGTCGGCTCCTCGCGCGCGGCGCTCCAGATGTCGCCGCGCCAGCAGGTCCTCGACAAGTACTGGAGCTTCTACCGCACCGACCAGTACGCCGCGCGGACCGTCGCGTGGGACGGCTCGCGGTACCTCGGCATGGTCGAGCGGGACAGCGTCGCCCTGCAGGGCTTCGTGCCGCCCGGCTTCTACATCGCCGGCCCGACAACGCTCCCCGTCGCGCTCCGTCGGCCGACGACGCCGTACCACGTCGTGAAGGTCATCGTCGACCGGTTCACGTCGATGCTCTTCTCGAACAAGCGGCACCCGAAGATCTCGGTCTCGGGCGACCCGAAGACCGAGGACTTCCTCAACACCGTCGCCGAGGTCGGCCGGCTCTGGCCGACGATGATGCTCGCGCGGTCGATCGGCGGCGGGATGGGCTCGACCATCGTCGGGTTCAAGCTGATCAACGGCCGGCCGGCGTTCGAGGTGTTCGACCCGCGATGGGCGCGCCCGACGTTCCTCGACCGCTCGCAGCTCGTCCTCGACCGCATCGACTACCGCTACGTCTTCACGCGCGAGGTCAAGGACCTCCAGGGCCAGTGGCACGAGGTCGCGTACTGGTACCGGCGCGTGATCGACCGCGAGAGCGATGTCGTCTTCCGTCCCGTCCCGGTCCCCGAGCCCGAGGACGACGCGCCGCCGCGCTGGGAGCCGGCGGCGGTGGTCAAGCACGGCCTCGGCTTCTGCCCCGTCGTCTGGATCCAGAACACGCCGAACCCGACCGACCTCGACGGCGACCCGGACTGCATGGGCTGCCTCGACCTCGCGGAGGCGATCGACCGCCTCAACTCGCAGAGCGACAAGGGCATCATCGCGACGTGCGACCCGACGGTCGTCGTCTCGGACGAGAAGGACATGGGCTCGGTCGCCATCGGCGTCGGGACGGCCATCAAGCTCGGCCAGGGCGGCGACGCGAAGTACATGGAGATGACCGGCAGCGGCATCGACATGGCGCGCAAGAAGATCGAGGACTACAAGGCGATGATCTGCGAGGTGACCGGCTGCGTCCTTGCGCTCCCCGACCGGCAGATGACCGCGACCGAGGTCGAGCGGCTGATGTCGCCGATGATCGCCCGCGCGGACTCGCTCCGCGAGCAGTACGGCGAACAGGGCGTCAAGAAGCTCCTCAACATGATCTGCGTCGCCGCGAAGCGCATCGGCCGTCCGGTCCAGACCGCGAGCGGCATCGTCCGGCGGACCATCGTCCTTCCCGACAAGGTCGAGGTCGACGACGCGTCCGGCGAGGTCCGCCGGCGGACGCCGCGGCAGATCGGCGACGGGCCCTACTCCCAGATCGACCTCTCGTGGCCCGCGTACTACGAGCCCGGCGCGCAGGACGCCGGCTACGCGGTCACCGCCGCGACGACCGCCAAGCATGCGACGCTCATCGACCGCGCGACCGCCGCGCGCTACCTCGCCGGCTTCTTCGGCGTCGAGGACGTCAACTCGATGCTCGAGAACATCCGCCGCGAGACCATCGCCGACCAGATGGAGCTCGAGCGTCAGGCCGTCACGGGGCCGACCGACGATCCGTCGGCGCCGGGCGCCGAGGACGCGAAGGTCGACAGCGCGAACGTCCAACAGTCCGCCCTCAACGGTGCGCAGATCACCGCCCTCGTTGAGCTCGCCCAGGCCGTCAAGGCCGGACAGCTCGACGTCCAGTCCGCGCTCGCCATCATCGAGATCTCGTTCCCGGTCTCGCAGCGCGACGCGATGCGCATCGTCGGCAACCTCAAGCCGATGCCGCAGCCCGCGCTCGCACCCGCCGCTCCGTCCGCGCCTCCGCCTGCGGCGACGCCGCCCGTGTCGCCTCCCGCCGGCGCGCCACCAGGAGGACCCGGTGCCACGTAAGAAGCCTCCGCAGCTCCCGGCGCTCCCGACGCCGGGCGACTGGAACGGGACCGGCGGCGGCGTCGGGTCCTGGCCGGCGATCGAGCCGCCGCGCGTCGACCCGCCACCGCCCCCGAAGCCGCAACGGGGCAGGCGATGACGAGGCCGCAGATCCGGACCACGCACACGCTCGCCGTGCTCGAGGTATCCGCCGAGGCGTTCGCCGAGATCAAGGCGAAGCTCGAGGCGGCCGGCTACGAGCACGCGATCGACATGCGCGAGGGCACCATCGACATGACCGGCATCGCGCTCGGCTGCGAACCGTCGGACCCCGACGGCCCGGTCAGTCCGAACGAGGCCGCCGGCGCGCTGGACGGCGGAGGCCCCGCGTGAGCGACGAGCTCGGCCTCGCGGCCCTCGACCCGGACCGCGCCGCCTCCGCGCCCGCCTACACGCCCGCGGGGCCCTCGTGGCGCGACGAGCCGAGCGTCCACCTCCCCGCGGCGCGCCCGCACGCGCTCACGCTCTCCGCGAGCGTCCGGCCGCCGCCGCGCCACTCGCGCTGGCGGTTCTTCGTGTTCTGGTGTCTCCTGAAGCTCGCCGCGCGGGTCTACCCGTTCAACTTCGAGATCTACCGCGAGCCCGAGCCAGGAGACGAACCGTGAGCACCTCTCGCCCCATCGCGACCGCGCTCGAGTCCTGGCCCGTCCCGCACCTCGCCGGTCTCATCCGGCACGGGCTCGACACCAAGAAGGTCGCCGCCCTCGTCGCCAGCCTTCGAGAGGGCAACGCGCTCCCCGCCATCTTCGTCCTCGACGACCGCCCGCGTCAGGCCATCCTCGACGGCCACCACCGCGTCGCCGCGTGGGCGGCGGCCGGCGTCCAGAACGCCGAGGTCATCGTCCTCCGCCCGCGGTAGCATCGTCCGCATGTCCAAGCTCGACGAGTTGCAGCTCAGGTACCGGACCGCCATCGAGCGGATGCAGGCCGGCGTCGCGTTCATGATGCCGCATAGCCCCAGCGAGACGAACGGGAAGCACCTCCGGGTCGGCATCAACTCGGCGCTCGTCGACGCGTCCTCCGTCGGCGTGCTCCTCGTCCGGAAGGGCCTCGTGACCGAGGAGGAATACTGGGAGGCGATCGCGGCCGGGATGGAGGGTGAGGCCGCGCGGTACGAGGCGCGCGTCCGCGAGCGCTACGGCCCGAACGTCACGCTCGGCGGGACGCTCGACACCGTCGAGCGTCGGGCGAAGGCGGAGGACGACAAGGGCGACTGATGATCATCGCGATCGACTTCGACGGCACCATCGTCCGCGAGGACCGTCGCTACGACGACGTCTACTCGCCGCTCGTGCTGATGCCGAGCGTCCGTCCGGGACTCGAGAGCCTCCGCCGCGCGGGCCACCTCCTCGTGCTCTGGTCCGCGCGCATGAACCGCGCGCGGATGTACCTCCCCGAGTTCGACCCGCTCGTCCGCGCCGGTCACGTCGCGCCGCACTCGTCGTCCGAGCTCCACGCCGCGCGCTGGCGGCAGATGCTCCGGTTCGTCGCCGCCGAGCTGCCGGGCATCTTCCATGCGATCGACGACGGCCGACAGGGCAAGGTCTGCGCGGACCTCTACATCGACAACATGTCCATCCGGCTCGGCGGCCCCGAGGGCTGGTCCTGGGACGACGTCCGCCGCGTCTACGGCGAGTGACCCTCGAGCGCGGCGACGAGGAGGTCGCGCATCGCAAGGAGCCGGCGGACGCTGCCGGCGAGGTCATCGATGAGCCCGCGCGCGGCGTCGCTGTCGGGCGATAGCGAGGCGACCCGTTCGATCGTGTTCATCAGCATCGTCTGCGCGGTCGACCGGATGCAGTCGTCGACGAGCTGTACTGCGAGCGTCGAGTCCATCGGTCTACGATAGCGCCGGCCCCGAACCATCGGAAGGGACGCGGCGCGTCGGCGTCGACCCCGCCCTGGCACACGCACCGTGTCGGCGTCGACCAGGTCGGCGTCACCGCCCAGCGCCGACACCACGAGCACCGCCAGTAGACCGTGCCGTCCCGGTCGCGCGAGTGCTCCTGCCAGCCCACGTCCCATCAGGCTAGCGTGCGGTCGCCGCGAAGTGGTAGCGTCTTCGCATGTCGGTAGCCGTCCGCAATCAGTCCCCGGGCATCGTCACCATTCCCGCCCAGTACGGCGGCGGCGCGCTGGCCCCGGGTCAGGGCGTCGTCATCAACGACACGCTCGCGAACGTCCAGGCGGCCTTCGGGGCGACGATCCCGCAGGGCTTCCTGTCGATGAACGCGAACATCCCGTCCGGCGAGTCCGCCCAGGTCCAGCCGGTCGCGCAGAGCTACTACCTCGGCCGGCAGACCTTCTCGGCCTCCGGCACCTACACCCCGAACCCGAAGGCGAACCGCGTCCACGTCCGCCTCGTCGGCGGCGGCGGCGGAGGCGGCGGTGTCGCGGCGAGCTCGGCCTCGCAGGTCGCGGTCGGCGCCGGCGGCGCGGCCGGCGCGTACGTCGAGCAGTACATCGACCCGGGCGCGGGCAACTACCCCATCACCGGCGGCGCCGTCACCGTCGGCGCGGCGGGCGCCGCGGGCGCGAACACCGGCGGCGCGGGCGGCACGGGCGGCGATACGTCGGTCGTGATCGCGGGCACGACGATTACCGCGAAGGGCGGACCCGGCGGCGGGTTCGTGGCCTCGTCGGCGTCGAATATCCAGGCGCAGGGCGGCGGCTTCGCGACCGGCTCGTCCGCGGGCGACATCAGCACGGCGCAGGAGCCGGGCGGTGCGGGCCAGGGCTTCGGCGGGACCATCGGGACATCCGGGTTCGGCGGGTCGTCGCCGTTCGGCGCGGGCGGCGGTCACTCGATCGCGGCCGGCGCGGGCAACCCGGGCCAGGGCTTCGGCGGCGGCGGGTCCGGCGGCCTGTCGATCAACGCGAGCGCGGCGGCGGCCGGCGGCGCGGGCACGCACGGCTACGTCATCATCGACGAGTACACCTAGCCCATGTCGACCACGTCGACCGCGCAGCTGACGCTCTCGTTCACGGGAGACGTCACGCTCTCGCTCCAGGCCAACGCGACGGCGAACCAGACGAGCCCCGGGACGACGCTGCTCGTCAACCTCGCGACCGGGTTCAACTCGATCGCGATCCCGCCCGGCTCGAACCGCGTCACCATCGAGAAGCCGGCCGGCAACACGGTCCAGCTCACGCTCAAGGGCATCACGGGCGACACCGGACAGCAGCTCGGCCTCGTCGACTTCGACTCGTTCTCGCTGCCGGCGGGCGCGACGACGCTCGGCGTCACGGCCGCGAGCGGCCTCAACGGCGTCCGGTTCATCTTCAACTAGGCCCGTGCCTGGCGAGAAGGTCTATCCGGTCGACAAGGTCGTCCCGACGGCCGTCAGCCCGCGCGCCCTCCGGCGCTGGGCGAACACCGAGCCCCGCCCGAAGCGTTCGCGGCCGCCCGCGACGCCGAGGCCTTCCGCGACGCCGCCGAAGAGGTGACCGCGGCGTGGTAGCGTGAGGACGTGGGACACCAGAGCCGGATCCGACAGAAGCGCAAGCAGGAGATCATCCACCGCAAGGTGCTCTTCGGCGGCGTCGAGACCGCGATGGAGGTCCACGCCCGGCTCGGGTGGCGCGGCCGGTGCCATTGCGGCGGCGCGCCCGTCGTTCAGATCCGGACCTTCATGCTGCTCGAGGACGCGATCAAGGCGTCGCCCGAGTACGTCGGCATGATCATGATGACGAACCCCGACGGCTCGATGCAGGTCCCCGTCCAGAAGACCAAGTTCGGCGACATGATCCGCGTCGCGTCGGTCCTCGCCTGCCGGCATCACCAGAAGGAGCTCGAGATCGCCGCGGCCCGCGGCCCGAGCAACGCGCTCGTCGAGATCGACCGCGGCCCCGGCGCCGAGCGGCCCGTCGTCGCGGTCGGCGACCTCCGCCACATCTCCGAGAGCGTCTCGGGCGCGCGGTCGGAGTAGCCCGTGGCCGGCATCCGTCCATCCGCCCTGGCCGTCTTCGTCGAGGCCGGCGGCGGCCCGCCCGTCTCGCCCGTCGAGATGCCCTCGCCGAGCGACGTCCTCTACGAGCGCGGCCGCGGCCCCGAGGGCAAGCGCTGCGGCAACTGCGCGCTCTACGCCGAGGCGAGCGAGCGGTGCCTGCTGTTCGGCCAGGCGACCGAGGTCGGCGCCGAGATGGTCTGCGGCCACCACGCGAGCGGACCGCCGCAGCTCTACTCGTCGACGCTCGGCGGTCGGCAGTACGCCGACCCGACGCTCGCCGGGCTCGTCCGCGCGCCCGACGGCGGCGCCGCGTGCCGCAACTGCCGGCACTACTCGGGCGTCGAGGGCGAGTGGAGCGGCTGCTGCGCGGCCGTCTACGTCGACGGCCGGCCCGCCGCGGTCGAGGCGCTCGGCCGCTGCGCGCGCTGGCGATACGCGGAGGCGCGGTGAGAGGCCTCCCGACCCCGCACCTCGTCGCGTTCCTCCTCGTCCTCGTCGGGACGTTGTTCGCCTACGAGCTCGACGGGATGTCCGAGGGGACGTTCGTGGCGATCGGCCGGTTCGTGTGGGCGCTGACGGTCGGGCTCACGGTCGCCGAGATCGTCCACATGCGCCGGCGGTGACCCGATGTCGTTCCAGGAGGCGGCGCTCGAACACGCACGACGGCTCGCCCGGCTTATCGACCGCGGCGGCGCCCTCCGCCTCCGCCGTCTCTACGAGGCGGCGCAGGCCGAGCTCGAACGGAAGATCGGCCATGCGGTCGGCCGCGGCTCCGCACCCTTCACCGCGCACCAGCATCGCGTCCTCCTCGGCCAGGTCCGCCACGGCCAGATGGTCATCGCCCAGCGGCTCGGCGACGCGAGCGCGGCCGCGACCGTCGAGACCCAGCGCGACGCGCTCGACGCGGCCATCAGGAACATCCGGCGCGGCGAGCGCGAGTTCGGGTCCGGCGCGACCGTTACGCTCCCGATCGAGGAGGCCGCGCGGTTCCAGGGCGTCCTCGACCGCCGCAAGACCTCGCTCCTCAAGCAGAACCGGACCTCGATGGCCCGCTACGGCGCCGGGCTCGTCAAGCGGATCGAGGGCGAGCTCGCCGTCTCGCTCGCGACCGGCGAGACGACGCACGAGGCGACGACGCGCGTCGCGCGGACCGCCGACGTCGAGTTCTGGCGCGCCGAACGGATCGTCCGGACCGAGCAGGCCTGGGCCTACAACGCCACCCAGCGCGACGCCATCACGCAGAGCGCGAAGGACCTCGACGAAGAGCTGTACATGCGGTGGACCGAGCTCGTCGACGACTACTCGCACGCGAAGCTCGACGACCGCGTCGGCGACGACTCGGTCGCGATGCACGGCCAGGTCGCTCGGCCCGGCGAGGCGTTCCGGATGCCGTCCGGCGCGAAGGGCGTCGCCGGCTCGCTCCGCGACGGCGAGTGGGAGCACCCGCCGAACCGGCCGCACGACCGCGCGACGCTGATGCCGTGGAGCCCGGCCTGGGACGAGGCGCCGCCGAGCTGGCAGGTCGTCGGCGGCGCGAAGGTCCCCGTCCGCCGGCAGCGGCGACGCGCGTGACGTCGCACGCCCGGACGTGGTACCTGTAACGCATGGTCGCTCCCAACAAGCTCAAGGCGTTCGCGGACGCGGATCCCGGCATGGCCGCCCTCAACGATCCGTCCGTCGACATGGCGGACTACGACGACCCCGACGACGACGAGGACGGCGCGGCGCCCGCCGAGGACCCGAAGACACGCGGGCTCGGGCTCATCGGCCAGTGGAAGGACCTTGGCCAGTCGCTCACCGCCGAGGCCGGCGAGATCATCGACAGCGCCCACGACATCGGCGGCGACCTCCTCCTCGCGAAGGTCCCCGAGGACGCGACCGAGGCCGTCGAGGAGGACTTCGAGGGCCTCCCCGACGAGCTGAAGGTCTGCCTCGCGAAGTACGTCGCCGACCTCCCGCCCGACGACGTGACCGCGGTCGCGACCGCGCTGATCGACGGGCACGACGGCGAGACCGAGGACGCCGACGTCTCGCTCGTCTCGAAGTACCTCACCGCGATGGCGTCGCTCGCGAAGGAGGAGGTCGACCCGGCCGACCTCGAAGACGAAGACGAGGACGACGAAGAGGAAGAGGACGAGGACGACGAGGACGATGACGATGCCGGCGACGGCGACGGCGACGGCGGCGAGAGCTAGCCATCGGTTCGTTGACACCCCGGCGGCGCGGTGGCAGCCTCATGCTGATGTCGCGCTTCCAGCGGTACCACGCGTTGCCGGGCATCTCCGTCCGGGACCCGGACTTCCACGACCCGGCGCGGTTCACGGACCGCGCGCGGTTCGCGGCTCCGGTCAGCACCGCCGACGAGCCGGACACCGTCCCGGACGAGCCGACCGTCGGGACGGTCTTCGACCGCGGCGAGCGCCCGACGAACGACGACTTCACGCAGGTTCCCGACCCGTCCCCATTCCGGCTCGGAGGCTAGGCCATGCCGAATCCGTCCCCAGGCAACCTTCGCAGCCCGCGCAAGCGGGCCCTCGAGCTCGGCACGGACCCGTCGGGGTTCGAGGACCCGGCCGCGGAGTACGACCCGACGCCGGGCGGCGCGTACGAGTCGAGCGTCGACACGACCCCCGACCCCGGCCCGCCGGGCTCGAACACCTCCTCCCCCTTCAAGCTCGGCCAGTAGAAAGGACCACGACCATGCCGTCCGTTGTCACCCCGAACAACCAGCCCGGCCTCGGCCAGGGCTACAACCAGCCCGTCGAGAAGTACGACTCGGAGCACGGGAAGTACGACCACAACGTCCCGGCGGACCCGCCGAACCTTCCGAACGCGAACCCGGCCGGCCCCGACCCGAGCCCGTTCCGCGTCGGCGGACAGTAGACCGTAGGCGCGCGCGGTGCCGACGGACGAGTTCGAGCTCAACGCCCGGTGGCACTCGCGGCCACAGGACGGCGGGCTGCTGATCTCCGGCGCCGCCGAGCTGGGCGCCAAGATCGTCGAGTTCGTCACCCTCGACCAGAAGACGCTTGCCCCCTACCAGCTCACGGCGGACACACCGCAGCAGGTCGCCTACGCCGGCGTCGTCAACGGCAACGTCGTCATCGTCAACGCCGACCAGCCGATGACCGTACAGATCACGAGCGCGTCGGGCGTCCTCCAGTCCATCCCGATCGACGACCAGCTCATCATCATCTCGCGGACCGTCCCGATCACCGCGATCCAGCTCGTCCGGACGCCGGGCACGCTGACCAACGTCGCCGTGTTCGTCGGGGAGATGGCGTGAAGCGCCTGGACAGCGCCGCGCGCTGCGCAGTACAACCGAGCCCAGGAGCACCATGACCACCACCGTCGTCCCGACCCTCCAGCAGCAGCTCAACAACGCGCTCCCCGACGAGCTTCCGGACATCCTCCGGCTGATGCAGTTCGGGAACATGGTGACGCCGCTCAAGCGCGTCTTCACCGGGCTGACCTCGTCGGCGACGCAGGTCCTCACCCAGATCGACGCGACCGGCGAGACCGTCGGCGCGTCGAACCCGAACCGCCTCGCGGCGCTCGCGGTCACCGCGCTCCGCACCGTCACCGGCGGCACGCCGGGCGCGCGCATCGTCACCGACGCGGGCGGCACCGCCGGCGCGCCGGGCGCGAACGGTCCCGGCATCGCGCTCATCTCGGACGACGGGACGACCCTGACCTTCGAGGCGGCGGTCACCGCGTTCACGATCGAGTATATCCCGCGCGCCGCCGTCTCGATGACCGCCGCGGTCTCGTCGCTCACCGGCGGCATCGGCGCCGGCATCGGCACCGCGCCGTAGCCCTTCGCGTCGCGCAAGTACTCCTCGACGCGACGCCGCCCTCCGTCCACAGGTCCATCCACAACCCGAGCCACAACCACAAACCCAGGCAGGCGCCGACCAAACACGCCTACGACGGCGGTCAACAGTCGGTGAACCCAGGAGACGCGCATGCCCGAGCCAGAGACGACCCCGAAGCCACCCGAGGCCACACCTCCGCCTCCGCCCACGCCGCCGGCAGCACCGCCGGACAACGCGGGAGGATCCGGGGACGGCGGAAAGACGGTCCAGCTCCAGCACGCGGACTTCAAGCGCATCAAGGACGAGGCCGAGAGCAAGGGGCGCCAACGTGCGCTCGCCGAGCTCGAGACCATCGCGCAGGCCGCCGGATTCGAGTCCGCCGCGGCCGCGTTCCAGGCGATGTCCGACTTGAAGAAGCAGCAGGCAGCCCGACCGATCAACCCGCAGCCCCCGGAGAACGTCATGGCCACCCCGAAGCCCCCGAAGCCCAACAAGCCCGTCACCGTCGACAAGGCGGCGCAGGAGGCGGCCCGTCGCGCGTCCCTCGCCGACGAGGAGCGGCAGCGGTGGAAGAGCGACCGCAAGGCGCGGCGCCGTCTCGAGCGCGACGTCGAGGCGAAGGACGCGGAGATCCAGCTCCGCGGCCAGATCTACGGCTTCGGCGTCACCGGCAGGAACGTCGACTACGTCCTCCACCAGCTCCGGCTCGACATGCGCGGCAAGTCGGTCGAGGAGCTCGCCAAGTACGATCCGAAGGCGTTCGTCGAGACGCTCCGCAAGGACCAGCCCTACCTCTTCGGCGAGACCGTCCAGCCCGCGACGACCGGGACGAACGGGACGACGCCGGAGACGGGCACGCCGGCGACGCCGCCGGCGGGACAGCCGACCGTCGACGCGGCGGCACAGATGCAGTTCGACGCTCGCTCCGCGAAGCCCGAGGCGGTCAGCGAGTTCATGAAGAAGCTCGGGCTGGACCCGACCAGGATGACCTAGCCCTGGCACTGCGCATGTGCGAACATGCGCAGCAACAGGCGGTCCGTGAGGCCGCCAATCGAGGAAACCGATGGCGCCTCCGTTTTCAACAATCGTCCAGGACCCCACGATCCGAGCCCTCGTCCAGACGGGTCTGCTCGAGCGCGCGTTCCACGACGCACTCTTCCCCCGCCTGCTCTTCCGCGGCGAGGCGAAGCCGGTGCTCTGGCCGAACCACGTCGGCGACTCGATGGCCTTCACGGGCGTCGGCCTGATCGCCCCGAAGGGCGCGCCGATCGTCCCCGGCCAGGACCCGATCCCGTCGAACTACCAGTCGGAGCAGTGGACCGCGCAGCTCCAGCAGTACGCGGACAGCATCGACACGAACATGCCGTCCGCGATCACGGCGATCGCGAACCTGTTCCTCCGCAACGCGATGCAGCTCGGCCTCGCGGCCGGCCAGTCGCTCAACCGGATCGTCCGCGACCGCCTCTACAACGCGGCGAGCGCGGGCAACACGGTCTCGACCTCCTCGACGTCGAGTTCGACCGCGCTCCCGGTCGCGCGCCTCGCGGGCTTCACGACCGCGCGCCGCCCGGACCTCACGACCGGCTCTCCGGTCCAGTACCAGCCGGTCAGCGTCAACAACCCGCTGAACATCACGATCAACGGCGTCGGCTCGAACACGGTCGTCGGCTTTACGCCGAACACGGTCGGCGACGAGCAGGGCCCGGGCACGCTCACGCTCGGCGCGGCGGCGACGGTCCCGGCGGCGCGGACCGCGGTCCTCTCGACGGACAAGACGTTCGTCGTCTACGTCGGCGGCGGCATCCAGACCGACTCGATCAACTCGACGTGCCTGCTGACGCTCGCGGCGATCCGCTCGGCGGTCGCGCAGTTCTGGCAGGAGAACGTGCCGGAGCACCCGGACGGCCTGTTCCACATGCACGTGGATCCGATTGCCCAGGGCCAGGTCTTCTCGGACCCGGAGTTCCAGCGCCTCCTGACCTCGCTGCCCGACTACTTCATGTACAGCAACTTCGCGCTCGGGAAGATCCTCAACACGGCGGTCTTCCGCAACTCGGAGTGCCCGCTGCCGGAGACCGTCTACCCGTACGACGGGCAGACGTACTCGACGAACGACCAGTTCGGCGCCGAGCTCTACTCGAACGGCAACCCGTCGACGGGCGACCGCCTCCACCGCTCGATCCTGACCGGCCAGGGCGGCATCATGGAGTACTACCAGGACCTCTCCGGACTGGTGACCGAGGCGGGCGTGACCGGCAAGGTCGGCGCGTTCTCGATCGACAACAACGGGATCACGGTCAACACCGACCGCATCCAGCTCATCATCCGCGCGCCGCTCAACCGGCTCCAGGACACGGTGAGCTGCAGCTACAAGTTCATCGGCGACTGGCCGTTCCGCACCGACGTCCTGACCGGCGGCCCGCAGCGCATCAAGCGCGTCTGCCAGATCGTCTCGGGCGAGTAGCGCCCGCGTCCGTCGACGGTCGCGCCGAAGAGTCCTCCCGGCCATCGCCGGCGCGCCGTTGCATTCGAAGGGCCCGGGGACCTCGTTACCCCTCGGGCCCTTCGTCTTTGCTGCGTCCGGCCGGCGGATGGTACCCTCGCGCCATGGCACCGAAGACGAAGCTGGACCCGCTCGAGGCCGCGAAGCTCACGCCCGAGCGCTCGGCGACCGCGGACGACCTCCTCGACCGGAAGGACTGGACCGCGCCGCCGGCGGACGCGACGCCGACGTCGCCCGCGACGCAGGCGCCTCCTGCGGCCGCGCCGCCGGCGAACACGGAGCCGGCGCCCTCCGCGCCGCGCCAGGTCTACCGCGTCCGCCGGGCCGAACAGCGCAACGTCGGCGGCGGCCAGGTCCACCTCTTCAAGGTCGGCCAGCTCCTCGACCCGGTCCACTACGGCGGGAAGGACCGGCTCGACCGGCTCCGGCTTGACCTCGAGTGCGTCCTCGTCGAGGGCGAGGGCCGGTTCACGAAGGTCGTCGGGGTCCTCCAGGAGTAGCCGATGCCGCTGGACGACACCGAGCGCGAGCGTGTCCGCTACCACATGGGCTACCTGTCCGTGCAGCCCGCGGCGTCGATCCAGTTCGGTCTCCCGGCCCCGATCCAGACCCTCTTCCTCGTCGAGCTCGCGATGACGAACCTGCTGGAGGACGGCGTCGACCGCGTCCGCCAGCTCCTCCAGACCCTCGACATGATCGAGGCCCGGATGCGCGACGGCGTGAAGTTCCTCGTCGCCGAG